AGGTTACTTAGGTCTGCAAAAAATGCTGCTGATAAATTAGCAGAGTATTTTGATATGATTGATTTTAATGAAATGGATAGTTATGGTAAACCTGTATTTTCTGCTAAAGAATTGTCTAGTAACCTTGCTGCCGTTGGTAATATTGTTAAATCTTTAACTCAATTAGAGGAAATGGTTCGTAAAGAACAAATGGAATCTAAGAGTATAAGGGGTGGTGGTGAAATAGGGTACTATGAAGTGCCTAGGTCTGACTTTGATTATGGGGAGGGTGTAGGCGATGAAAATGCATAAAGTGGATGTTAGGAGATGTGATGACTCTGACAAATTTAGACAAGCCGCTTTAAAATTTGAAAAGAATAAATATTATACTTCCGCCCCGCCAGGTACTACGGCTTACATGGATTTTTGGGATGAAGAGATGCGTAGGTGTATCCACGGATATACTACACCAGATGGTGACTATATAACCGGGTATTTTTATTTCTACTTAAATTATACTAGGATAGATAGAACAGAGGAGTCTGTTAAGGTAGATGGTAGGGGTAAGCGTAGAACTATAATAAGTAGACCAGAGGCATTCCCTAGATATTACGATTATGATAGAGCTTATTTTGAGGCTATAGAGGCTGCTGAAGATGCTGGTAAACATCTAGTAGTTATCAAGAAAAGGGGAGCTGGTTATTCTTTTAAAGGTGCAGCAATGATGTGTCGTAACTTTTATTGTATACCAAAGTCTACATCCCTAGCAATAGCTGCTGAAGCAGAATTTTTGACTAAAGGCGGTTTGTTAAACAAGGCCTGGAATATAATGTCATTTATTGATATAAACACAGCTTGGGGTAAGAAACGTCAAAAGAAGGATACTGTTATGCACAAGCGTGCGTCTTTTATTCAAGAGGATGATACGTTCGGTATAAAGTCAGAACAGGGTTGGGGCTCTGAGATAATGGGTGTTAGTTTGAAAAACGATGCTCAGAAAGCTAGGGGTAAACGTGCTAAGTTAATACTTTGGGAAGAGGCTGGTAAATTCCCTAATCTTAAAGAAGCGTGGCAGATAGCTAGACCTTCTGTGGAGGATAGTACAATGGCATTTGGTTTAATGATCGCATATGGTACTGGTGGTACCGAGGATGCTGATTATGAAGGGTTGAAGCAGTTGTTTTACGAACCACTTGGTTATAATGCCCTACCAATAGAGAATATATGGGATGATAGTGCTTCTGGTACAGCTTGTGGTTTTTTTGTTCCTCAGTATTACAATATGGAAGGATCGGATAAACTCGGGGTTGTTGAAGAAGGGCGTCGTTTCATGGATAAGAATGGTAACTCAGACATAAGATTTGCGTATGAGTATTGTCTAAGGGAACGAGAATCCATAATAGCTGGTTCTAGTGACAAGACATCGATAGATAGATTTATAGCAGAAAGGCCGTTTAATCCAGTTGAAGCAACTTTACAAATAGCTGGTAATATATTTCCAAAGAAGGACTTGATTAGGCACCTTGCTGAATTAAGGAACTCTGAGAAATTGAGGGATTTTAAACAAGTTGGAGATCTGTATTATGATGCAAATGGCAAGGTTAAATGGGAACCAAATCCACATGCCAAGGATTTAACAAAATATAGAATTGGTCCTGGTGAGGATACTGATGGTTCTATTGTTATATGGGAACATCCATGCGTGGAACCACCCTATGGTCTTTATATAATAGGTTGTGACCCATATGATCATGATCAATCTGGTACTAACTCACTTGGTTCTGCTATAGTATATAAAAGGTTTCAGAGCTTTGAAGAATACTACGATTTACCAGTTGCTGAATATACTGGTAGACCTTCTACTGCAGATGAATTCTATGAAAGAGTTAGATTATTAGCATACTATTATAATGCGAAAATACTTTACGAAAACGAAAAGAAAGGTCTTTTTGACTATATGTTTAGAAAGCATAGTGAGTATTTATTGGCTGATCAGCCTGATATTATAAAGGATATAGTTAAAGATAGTCAAGTACGCCGGGGTAAAGGTATACATATGACTACTGGTATAAAACTGTGGGGTGAGGGTGCCATAAAGGATTGGCTTATTGAAGAGTACGCTCCTGGTAAAAAGAACTTAACAAAGATATTTTCAGAACCTTTACTGGAAGAATTGATTGCCTATAATGCGCAGGGCAACTTTGATAGGGTGATGGCTTTTATGATGATTATGATATTCATCAGGGAATTACATCACACTACTGTAAAACAGAAAAAGGAGTTTGAAAAGAAATCACTATTTAAAGATCGATTGTTTAATAGTGATGATAATTTTATAAAATTATTTTATTAATATTTTAATATATGAACGTAAATAAATCTGTATTCCCTGTGCAGAAACTACCTTTATCTAAGAAGACAAGGGAGTGGAAAGAGGAATCTGTGGATGCTATTGTTGCCAGGGAAGGTAGCGGGTTTGTTGGTGGTATAGACAGGAAGAGCAATATGCTTACTGCCTATGGGTTATACAATAGTGAATACAACGAAGAAGATTTGAAGTATGTAACGAACCCATTTAAGGTAGAGGACGGTTTCCCTGCTAAGATGCAGAACTTTAATATAATTAGGCCTAAGATAGATCTGCTTATTGGTGAGGAAAGTAAACGACCTTTCAACATAAAAGTTATACAAACTAACTACGATGCCGTTACTAAAGTGCAAGAGGAGAAGAAAAATCTCTTGTTACAATATATTCAATCATATTTGGGAATACAACAGGATGAAAATGAACAACCCGTTACTCCAGAAGAGATTGAAAAATACATGAAATATAATTACAAAACTATATCAGAGGAAACAGCTTATCATGCTTTGAACTACTTAAAAGAAAGATTGGGTATACAGAACGAGTTTCTGAAAGGCTGGAAAGATGCTCTTATAGCAGGTGAGGAAATTTACTACGTTGGTGTAGTAAACGGAGAGCCTTTTATAGAGAGGGTAAATCCTGTGAATTGTGATTATGATAAAGATCCAGATCTAGAATATATAGAAGACGGAGATTGGTTTCTCAGGAGAATGGATATGAGTCCTTCTACTATATATGATAGATTTTTTGATATAATGGATGAAGACGATCTGGATAAAATGTTAGCTTATTCAGAGGGACGTCCTAATTTTGAACGTGGTGCAGATAGTGTGAATACTAAGTCTGTAATGTATCGTGAGAAGTTTTCAAATAAGATGCTTGGTGGTAATTATGATGACGATGGTAATCTAATAACTGTATATCATGCTGTTTGGAGATCATATAAAAAGGTGGGATTTCTTACTATTTTTGATCCAGAAACTGGTGAAAGTGAAGAAACATTAGTTGACGAAACTTATAAACCAGGATTTAATGAAGAAGTTAAATGGGAATGGTTACCGGAGATATGGGAAGGTTATAGAATAGGTGAAGATATATATGTTGGTATAGGACCAGTCGAGTATCAACACGTTTCTATTGATAGTCCTTCTTCTAGAAAATTACCTTATTGTGGTGTTATATATAGTAATTCAAATTCTAGGTCAAAATCGTTGTCTATGATAATGAAACCTTTGCAGTATATGTATATAATATTATGGTATAGGTTAGAGACCGCTATTGCTAGAGATAAAGGTAAAGTGTTGACCATGGATATTACTCAGATTCCTAAGGGATTGGGGATTAGTGTAGAACAGTGGATGCATTATATAAGTGCTCTTGGTGTTAATTTTATCAATCCATATGATGAAGGGTGGGATATACCAGGTAGAGAGGGTGGAAAAGCATCTCCATATAATCAGATTACTTCTGTAGATTTAACTATGGCCGCTGTCATAAGTGAATATATAGGTCTCATGACAAAGATTGAAGATATGATAGGTGAAATATCTGGAGTATCTAAACAAAGACAGGGATCTATACAGCAGAGGGAACTGGTTGGAAATGTTGAGAGATCTGTGATACAGTCTTCTCATATAACTGAACCTTTGTTTTGGACACACAATCAGGTTAAGAAGAATGCTTTGACTATGTTGTTAGATACTGCTAAACATACCTGGTCTGAAAGTAAGCAGAAGAAACTTCATTATATTATGAATGATTCTATAAGAATATTTATGGATGTAAATGAAGATTTTTTATTTTCAGATCATGATATTTTCTTGACAGATTCAACAAAAGAGGAGCAGAATATAGAAGCGCTTCGTTCTTTGTTACAACCGGCTATGAGTAGTGGTGCAACATTGTTAGAGGCTGCAGATGTATTAATGGGTGATAATTTATCAATGATAAAGAAACAGTTGGCTGAAATTGATGCTAAAAAAGCAGAAATGGTTGCAGCACAACAGGAAGCTCAGGCAGCTCTTCAGCAGGCTGAACATGAACTAAAACAAGAAGAACTCAGGATAAAAGAAGAGGATTCTATTAGACGCGCTGATACCTCTTTACAGATTGCTATATTAGGTGCAAATAGTAGAAACAATATGGGTGGCGAATATGATGAAGAAGGTAATAATATAGAACATAGAAAGATAGAACTTCAGGAAGAGAAAATTGAAGAGGATGTGCGTTTAAAAGAAGAACAATTAAAAGAGACTATTAGAAAGAACAAACGAGCAGAAGAACAGAAAGATGTTGAACTTCAAATTCGTAGAAAACAAGCAAATAAACCAATTAGTAAAACAAAATAAAAATGGCAGATAATAATAAACCAGATGTATTCGGGGGATTTCAAGCACTCTCTGATTCTTTAACGGGGGTTAGGGACTTTTCTGATACAACTGATGTGAAAGAAATCGACGATCTGAAGGATATTCTTGGGGATCAGGATGATGTTGATAAGGACGATGACCTTGATAAAGACGTTGATAAGGACGTTGATAAGGATGTTGGTGATACAGATGATGATGTAGATGATGATGTAGATGATAATATAGATGATGGTAAACCGGACAAAGATAAGTCAGATGATGATGTAGATCCTAGTTTGAATGAATTTGAACCAGATATAACTAAGTTTTTTCAAGATAAACTTGGAGAAGAACTTGGTTGGGAATTTGGCGATGATGAGAAATTTGATTCTGTAAAAGATCTAGTTGATTATATGAAGGGTGTTGTAGAGGAATCCTCTAAACCAGTTTATGCAAATGATGAGATAGAAAAATTAAATGAGTTTGTTACAAATGGTGGAAAACTAGAAGATTACTTCAAGGTTGTTAAACCTGGTGGTTTAGATGTTGATTCTATAGACGTGTCTTCTGATGAAGACCTCAAGTTAGCAATAAAAGAAAAACTTGCTATTCAGGGATATAAAGAGGATAAGATCAAGAAGATGTTGAATAGATATGAGGATAATGATATACTTCAAGAAGAGGGCGAAGATGCTGTAGAATTTTTAAAAGATTACAAAGTTAAGAATTCACAAAAGCTATTAGAGGATACTAAAAATAAAGCAGAAGAGGTCAAAAAACAGCAACAAAAGTTCTATTCTACCGTAGAAGAGAATATTAAGAAACTCGAAACTATTCGAGGAATAAAAGTATCTGGTAGGGATAAACAAGACTTACTAGATTATATATTTAAGCCGGATTCTGAAGGCGTTACGAAATATCAGCGTGATTACATGTCTGACGTTAAGAACCTTATAGAGTCGGCTTATTTTACTAAACAGGGGGATAAGTTGATTAGCTCTGCTAAAAAGACAGGAACCTCTGACGCCTACAAAGACTTACATCAGAAACTTAAAGCAAGCAAAGGCAAAAGACACTCAGGTGGTGCGGGAGGCCAAAATGATAGCGATGGTTCTGACTCACTAGCAAACTTAATAGGTAAACATTTAATAGGAAAATAAACAATTAATATTTTAAATTATGGCAATGGAAAACAATTTACTAAACTCTCTTCAGCTCTATAAGACCAAATGGTCGAGTGATCTCGTTGATGAGCGGATGATTTCCAATATGCTACTTACTGAACCCCACAAGGCTACTACAGTCATATCATACATCTTTGGACGTTTTGATCAGGGTAATATTTTGGACTTTCTGACTAATGGTATTGGTCAGACTATGACAATTGAAAACCGTGAATACGAATGGGATGTTATGATAGAACATGATAAAGCTGTTGCGATTAAGGCCGCTGCTATTGACGGGAGTACAACTCTTACATCTAGTTCGGTTCCTGGTCTCAATAACTCGCCTATCACACTCTGGTTAGCAGAGAAATGGTTTGGTCCCGGTGCAATACTTGAATTCGATGATAAAGAGTATCAAGTACGTGTAATCGGTGAACCTTATCAAGATGGTAGTGATTGGGTTTATACAGTTGTTATGGCTGATGGTCAGGCAGATTCTTTTGTCCCACCGTCAAATTTAGCAGCCGGTAAACAGGTAAGTAGAGTTGGTAGTGCATATGAAGAGTATAGTGAAGAGGCTGATATTTTGAATTATCAGGCTCCTTTCAAACTGAGGAATCAGCTTACAACCATGCGTTTGTCTTATGACATCACTGGTAGTGCTTATTCTACAGTTATGGTTCTCGCTATGCGCGATCCAAAAACTAAGAAATCTACATACTATTGGTCTGTGTACCAAGAGTGGGTAGCTATGAGGCAGTGGTACGAACGTGTCGATAGAATGACTGTGTACTCAAAATACAATGCTAACTCAAATGGCACTGTTGATTTGAAGGGTACGAATGGTCGTCCTGTATACATCGGAGCCGGTCTTCTGCAACAGATAGCTCCTGCAAACAAGAAAACATATACAACTTTGACTTTGGAAACGCTTGATACGTTTTTGTCAGATCTGTCTTACAATATACTTGGAATGGGTGAACGTAAGTTCGTCGCTCTTACTGGAGAGATGGGTATGCGTGAATTCGACAGAGTACTGAGATCAAAAGCAGGTTCATATCTATTACTTCCTTCTACTTATTTTGTAAGTGGTTCAGGTCAGAATCTAACCCTTGGTGGTCAGTTCACGACTTATAAAGGACTTAATGGTATTGAAATTACACTTAAGCATTTTCCGCTTTATGACAACCCGACGTATAACAGGAAACTTCATCCGATCTCAGGGAAGCCACTCGAATCATATCGTATGACTTTCATCGACTTCGGTCGTAGAGATGGAGAAGCTAACGTACGTAAGGTGGTTCGTAAAGACCGTGAGATGGTAATGTGGTATACTGGCGGATCTGTAGCTCCTGGCTCAGGTCATGCTAAGTCCATAGGAACTCTTAGGTCAAATGCAAAAGACGGTTATAGTGTACACTTCCTGTCAGAACAGGGAATTATGATACTTGACCCGACAACTAGCGGAGAATTAATTTGCGACGCTGAATAAATAAATATGAGGTATGCGGGGTTCTTCGGAACCCCATAATACTTTTTTGTTAAACCGTTAAAACGAGGAAATATGATAGTAATATTACGACCGATTGCAAAGAAATCATGGTCAGGATTAATTAAGTATAGAAATTGTTATGAGGACATAGGTCCTTATTTTACTAGGTCAGGTAGAGTTTACACTGGCTTAACAACAGATGATGAAACTAGGTTGGGTGGCATATTGGGCTGGGATCTAAGATCAGCATCGGATTTTTGGAAAGAGTTTTTTATAAGAACTTCGGGTAAAGATTTGTATTTAGATACAAATGATCCGCATGATGAATTGAAATACTTATTTCTTAAAAGTCATAAAAGAGTTAAAAACTCAATAATGGAAAATAAAGCTTCTGCTAATTTTGTTTTGATAAATAAAGACGAAGAAGCTAAAAGAACTAATCTTTATTCTAGGGTTAAAAGGGAGGCTTTAAAAGCTTTCGATACACTTACACCAGAAGACATGAGAAGGTGTCTTAGGTTGTACGGACATAATGGAGACTCGATGAATAATGAAATACTTGAAAAAACACTGTTCGATATAGTAGAAGGTAATCCACAATCTTTCTTAGATAGATGGGTAAACAATGAGAAAAGAGATATCGAATCATTAATAGAACGTGCTATTTCCAAGAATATAATTCGCAGAAATAAAAACGTTTATATGTATGGCACAGATATCATAGGTCATAGTTTGGTAGAAACATCTTCTTTTTTAGAGGAACCAAAGAATCAAGATATCAAAATTGCTATAATGAAACAGTTAGAATCTAAATCTTTTATAGATACACCAATATCCAATGAACCAATAGAATCAATTGAACCAGTTGTAGAAAAACCGGTAGTTGATAGAAGGGGTGTTGGTATTGTAATAGATGAAGAGGAAAAGGCTTTCAATCAGGAGATTGCAAGTCGTAAGGATAAAAACAAAGTCTACAAGAATACTATTTAATGAATATATTAGAAATGCATCGGGCATTTAAGCTCGAACTAGATAAAACATCTGCTCTTGAATTACCAGCATTTGAACCAGAAGAAATTGATTTTTGGCTTAATATGGGTATCAGGAGATTTGTTAAAAATAGGTTTTCTAATAAAGATGGGTCATTAGGATTCGAGCAAGATATTAAAAGAATTGAAGACTTAAAAACTTTGATTGAAAGTGCTACTATTACTGGTGCTAGTTTAACAGTTGATCCTACAAGGGATTTTGTTTATTTGGCATCTTTAGCAGCATTGACTACTAAATGGTTTACATTGGGTGAAGAAGTAACAATAAGTTACGTAAAACTTGGTGAGGCATCTAATAGTACAAAAAGACAAGGTATAACAGAATGTACTGTGGATACATATAGATCACATTTAGATGATCCATATAGTGAACATAGATTACATTACGAAGAAGCAAAACCATTGAGACTTATTTATAAAAGTATAGTTGAATTGGTTACGGATGGTAATTACGAGATAACTAGTTATCACATTAGATATCTAAAAAGACCCGCGGAGGTAAGTTTATCTCTCAGTGTAGATTGTGATTTACCAGAGCATACTCATGATGAGATTGTAAAAATAACTGTTAATATGGCTTTAGAAAACATAGAACAGCCAAGATATCAATCGCATTTAAATGAGTTAAATAAAATTGAATAAAAAAAATAAAAAAACATGTTACAAAAGACATTTAAATTATTAATCGGTAAGGATATTAGCCGGGATGCACAGTGTGTTGATGGTGCAACAGTTGCAGTATGGTCTGCAAGCGATGCAATAGCCGATGGTGAAATACTTGTACTTGATAAAAATAAAAATATATTGGCAGCTGGTGCAGACGTGCTGGATTCCGATGTAATTTTTATTTGTCAGGGAACAGGTGAAACTTTCAATTATACAGAAGAAGACGGGACTGCTATTACAGGTAGTCGTAAAGCCATTTTTTCAGATCCTATTGAAGGAAAGAAAGTTAGAAATTATATAGCATCTCCGTATGTTGCTAAAGCAGAGCAGACCGCTACTATTGATTTTACCGGTCTTGTTCCTGTGGTTGGTACGGAATATGTAATACGTATTATATATAAAGATATGCCAGAACATCCTGGTCAGTTTACACAGACCTATAGGTATATATCTACTACTGCTACTTTGGCCACATGGCTAACTGCAGTTGTTGCTAAAATTAATTCTCATCCTGGACGTAGGGTACAGGCTACTGAAGCTGGTGCTGTCAGTTTGATACTTACGGCTCTTCCGAAACCGGAAAGTACAACTAGTCTCAACGACATAGATGAATTCTCTATGGTAGATTTTGTTGTAGTTGCTAATTATGTAAATTCAGATGGTAATTGGGCTACGATCCCATCTACTAGTACTGCAGTTACATATACAGGTGCTGTGACCGGGTCTGGAAACTGGGAGCAGGTTCGTGATCTCGAAAAGGCTCAACTTGGTTATGTTGGTGTTACTAATAGGACTCATTTTCCGGTTCTTATGCCAGACTTTTCTACAACTAAATCAGCTACATATAATCTCATTATCATAGAACACGATAAATCATATCTGTCTCCAGATAATCAATACAGGAAGGACGCTCCTTTAAAAACTATTATTGCATTTGTTGTTCCGTCAGCCGGTACACAACAGGATAATGTTTTAGATAGACTCAATCCATGGATGGAATCTGTTGGATTTGATAGTATTACATTCTAATTATAGGAGGAATTAATTATGACAAGAAAATTTTCTTCTAAAAAAACACAAAAGTTTGATATTAGCTTTGTTAACACTCCGTTAACTGCAGCTGGAACTCTTAGTTTTGGTACAATTCCAAAAGGTACGATGACCATTTGGCTTGAATATTTCAGATTCTAAAAACGAATGTAAATGCGGGCGAGTTTCAAAAGGGCTCGCCCTTTTTACTTAAAAAAATAATTAATGGCTTTATCATTATCTTTTAATGTAGTCGAACGTCTAGATAATTTATTATTAACTATTACTGACGATACGGGTGTTTATGATGCTATAACTAACACTACTGGTTGGGGGGCTCCTAATCCAGCAGTAACTGATATAGATGGTGTTACTCATACTCTAGAATTAGATATAGTATTGGTTACATCTAATAAAACTTCTACAACTTTTGATACTATAGATTTATTTACTATCTTTGCTCCGGGTGGAGGATTTGTTGATGTTACTGATTTAGTCTTTGAATTAGACTGTTCAATGTTACAAGTAGACGGCGTTGCGTTAGGAACATCGAGTTATGAATTTCCAGATGGGTTATATCAGGTTACTTATACTTATGATAAAGGAGAGGTTAGTGAAATAACTACAACATCTACTGTTTTATTGGACGGTAAGGTAGCAAATTCTTTATATGGATTATTAAGGGCTTTACCAGTTCAATATGAATGTGACGATTGTCACACAAAAGAGATTCTAGATATAATTTTTATGAAAACATATTTAGATTCCATACATGCTAGTGCTTATACGGCTAGAACAACATCTATATTAGATCAATTAGGAGTATTAGAAAGATTACTTAAGAATGTCAGCAGTTACAATTGGTAGTTTAGGATTAGTACCATCTATTACTATAGGCGGTATAGAACATGATATATTGCACCATGGCGGTGCATTATCTGTTCGTGTGGGTACACTTGGAGGTGGCCACGGTAATATTATTGCAGCGGGTGGTGTTACGGCAGCATCCACTGGTGTTATTGTATTTAGCAATTCCAATAATGTTAGTTTTGGATTAGTTGGTAGAACCGTTACTGCTACTGCTGGTTATCCAGATGCAGCTTTATCAGACCATGATCATGGTGGTATAGCAATCGTGTCAGGGTTAATAGGCGGTACTATAGGTTCAGATGGTTGGTCTCTTAGTATACCAGACTTTTTAACAACAGCCGCTTTATCAGACCATAGTCATAGTAATTATGTTGGTCTAAATACCTCTACTGTAACAATTGCTGGTACAAATGTAACTCTTTCAGCGAATACAAATGGTTTAACATTTGGTATTCCTAAATTTTTAACAACTGCTGCTGAAGTATCGCACATTCACGGGAATATGACTACTGCAAGTACTGCTGGTTCAGATATCAAATATACATCTGCTAGTAGTGGACTTACATTAGGTGTTCCTAAATTTTTAACAACTTATGGTGGTGGTGAAGACTTAACCCTAGGTGGTAATACTAGCGGAACATTGGTTTTAATGAATTCCGGTACTGTTACTATTGCTGGTGGTAATAATATTACATTATCTCAAGCTGGTAATGCTTTTACTATTAGTGGAGCAAATCAATCAACACATGATCATCCGTTTATAGCTAGTGAGAGTACTAGTGTATTTCAATATGGAAGTGATAGTACTCTTTTTCAACTTACTTCAGATAATAGTCTTTCTTTAGCTACAGATTATACAAGTCACACACACTCTTATATATCAGGATATACTGAAACACAAACCGCTATAAGCGGTATAGCTGCACAAGGTAGTACTTTTACTAGCGGTACAGTACATTTTTCAGCACAGTCTAATATAACTATACAAACTTATTTAGATGGTGTAAGTCAATATGTGAGACTTAGTGTACCTGATTTTGCCGGTACAACTACAGCTGGTACTAATGTTGGACTAACGGTTAACTCTCTTGGTATACGTGCATCTATTGATACTGCAGGTATGTCAATGCTTGGTGATGGTGCTAACTTTATTGCTGCTGGATCGCAGACTGCCGGTTCATTGGCAACAGTTTCATTCAATAATGCTGGTGGAGTATCGTTTGGAATGAGTGATAATTCTATAGTAACTGCAAGTTATACACAAAGTACCCATGACCACCCGTATTTAAATACTTCAAATAGTTCGTTATTACAACATACATCTGCTACTAGTGCAATAACTAGTAATGCTTTAAACACAAGTCAATCAAGT